TCCTCTCGTATTCTCTTAACGCGCTCCAGATATCAGGAGGAATGGCCATCGTATCGCGTTCGATCTTGGCGTTTGGGCTGCTATCCGTATAGTAACCGCCCGGCTTGTTGAATCGGGATAGCGCGATCTGGTTGACGCCGGTCGATCCGATGAACTTGGTGCTCGGATCTTCCTGTTTTCGAAGCATCTTGTTGACGCCAATCAGTCGGGCGTTAATGCTTTCCTGAAGCAGAATTAATTTGGCGACTTCCGACATCCCCCAGAAATAGCCAGGCACGGGATTCGGGCAAAAAAGAGAGAACGGGTGCGCGCCTCGGAGCTCGGGCGACGAAATGCCGGTTGCCGGGTCGTAGGCCAACGAATTGACGATTGCGTACCGGCCGAGAATCAGGATGTCGTCACCGAGAAGCTGGAACGTGGCCCAGTCGCTTGTTTTATCATTCCAGATCCAGACTTCCGTCATCTCGATCATGTCAGCGGCAACCGAGGGGTCGAGGCTTGGCTTGGGCTGAGACATCCAATCGACGACGCCGCGAAAGCCATTGGGTTCGGCTCCGCCCGGGCGCAGCGGGTGCATGCCGCCGACGACGATCTGCATGGCGGAACCGTTCTGCTCCGACGAAGATCCGGTCATCGGCTTCATATGCCGGTATATCTTCGTGCGAAGCTCGGCTTCGTCGGGTCGACCGGCGATCAAACGATCGGCTTGGTACTTGGTAATCAGCATGGAGTGGCAGAAGGCCTCCATGTCCTGGTCGAGAGCACAATGATTTTCCCGGAATACTCCAAATTCTTCCGGTTTTACGAAATGCGAGCTGAGTTTCCCCTTATACAAAGACTTGGTGAGTCCAAGCCCCTTCACGAGGCCCGACCCGACGGCTTGGGAGATCAAGGAGTCGGCGTCGGCTTGTCGGCACTTCTGTCTTAAGCGCGCAGCTGCGGCTCGACCCTTCGCTTCGTTGACAATGTTCGGAATATCGGGGTCGCCGATATGGAATCGCAGCGATACGGGCGAAAACAACAACGACTCCAGGTCGTCCAGTACAGCGGCGGTCTTATTATAGATGGCGGGGCTCGATGAATCGGATGAACCGATCGTGGCATAACTCTCAAAGAACGCCCCCCGATTTGCGCGATCCTGCCGCGTGGACATGCATTGATTTGCGACGCTGCGCACGAACTGCGAGGTATTCCGGAGCGGTATTTTCACAGCATGCTATCCCATACTATCGTATGCCTACGACTTAAATGCAACGATACATTGACAGCTTGTGCCGCACCAGAGTATTCTTCCGCGCGGTGGTTTTACACTATTCTTAGCCATCGTCATCGTCCTCAAACTAGGGAGACGCATCATGGCTCGCCATTACAATCGCCGGTATCGCAAGTGATCTGAGTGACATCCGGGCGGGCGCTTAGGCGCCCGTCTTCAGAATTTTGAGGGTTTTTGACGTGGACATGCCTCCCCCGCCTCCTGGTGGTCCCGGCGCTCCCCCTCCGGGGATGCCTCCCGGTATGCCTGGCGCCCCACCTCCGCCCCCGCCGGGCGGTGGCACGGGTCCGGTCGCGGCTCCGGGGCATCCGGCTGGCAATGCCCAGCAGGGGATGACGTCCGTCAAACTCGGGCTTGAAGCGTTTCAGAAAGCTTTGCCGCAGATACCTCTCGGCTCAAAGTTGCACGCGGCTGTTATGAAAGCGGTCTCGGACATCAGCAAGCACATGAACGAAGAAGGCGGTGGCAAGGGCAACGATCCAAGCGCGATGATTCAGCAGCTTATGGAGTTGGCCCGCAACGCCAAGGCCAATCCGAACGCACAGGCGGCCATGCCGGGTGGCGCACCTCCGGGTGGCGCGCCGGGCGGCGCACCTCAACCACAGCCCCCGGCGATGCCGCCGATGGGCGGTTAACAAGGATTGAAATCATGAGCGAAGGCACCTTCCCCAAGCCCTACGTCAACGACGTTAAGCAAGACGACAATTTGTGCGTCTACGTGGACTTCAAAAAGATGGGCATCGGCGCTCGCACCTCGGGTCTTCCGACGTATGCGTCTGAAGGTCCGGGCTCTTTGGTTCACGTCGGTGACACTACTGGCAAAGGCAGGAGATAATCCGCCATGGCCGAAGTCACAGCCGAACACGAACGGGCTCTCGCCCTCGTCAACGATCTCTGGAACGATGCCGATGTCGGCATGAAGCTTCAGGAAAAAGCGAAGGCCAAGTTCGGTGACATCCGGACGACGCGCGACACTTACGCGCCGCTTGAAGCCGAGTTCGAGCGCAAGTTCGCCATGCAGGAAAAGCAGATCGAGACGATGCGCGAAGAGCGCGCCGCCGAGACCAAGGCCCGCGAGGAACGCGCTGCCGACAGGCAGAAGAAGTCTTTCGAAGATCAGATCGCCCACGCTCGCAACGAGTACAATCTGACCGACGAAGGCTTCGACAAGATGGTCGCCCGGATGAAGGAGACCAGCAATTATACCGACCCCTCGGCTGCCGCCGCGTGGGTTGCGTCGAAAACCCCGCCGGTCCCGGTCGCAGGCCCGAGCTTCGGGCCCCAAGACATGAACCTGTTCGGCAGCTCCCAGTACGACGAGAAGCTGGCGGCGCTTCACAAGGACCCGATCCGGTACATGGACTCGGAGCTGACGGAATTTACGCGCGATCCGGACAAGTACGTCCGCGAAACATTCGGTCAATGACAGTGAATGTCGGTGAAACCCACGAAACGCTCATCGCACCTACTGCTGTAGACGCGATGATATCGTTCGGTATGTGAGGAAAATAAAATGGCATACCCGACATCCCCCGTCGCAACGCTTACTGGTAGCGGAATCACCCCATCAGGCGCTTTGGGAAGTCAACTTGCAGCTATAACGCGGCGCGCGTTTTTACCAAGTTTGTTCGTTCAAATTTACCAATCCCACCCGTTACTTAGCCTATTTATGGCCAACGCCAAGGCAGCACGAGGCGGCGTTTCCCAGATCACCATTCCGGTCCAGGGCTCCAGCTTCGTCAGCTTCAATTGGGGCTCCTTCGCCGGCGACTTCCCGATGCCGACCGACCAGGCCGCCATCCAGGATGCCCAATTCTCTCTCAAGCTCGGCATGGTTCCGATTGGCTTCTTCGGCATGGAGGCCCTGATTCAGTCCTCGGAGGTCGTGATTCCGAAGCTCCGGGCCGTGATGTCGGACGCGGCGGTGGTCATCAAGCAGGCCTACGCCCAGGCGCTCTATTCGAACAACTACGCCAACACCCAGATCTGGGATTCGCTCTCCCAGGCCTATGACGACGGCACCAATGTCCCGAACTACGGCGGCATCGCTCGCGTCCCGGGGTCGTTCTGGTCCGGCCAGCTCATCACCAACACCGGAGCCGCGGCCACGACGCGCGTCGGTATGGCGCAGTTGCTGACTCGCATCCAATCTGGAGCCGGCGGCGAAGCCCCTGACTACGCCGTGATGAATCCGGCCAACTGGGCTGAACTGATGACCGACTTCATGTCGCTCGAAATGTTCACCACCACGCCGAAGTCGATTTACAACAAGGACGATGTGGTCAATGCGGGCTTCCGGGCGATCCGGGTTCTCGATACGCCGATCTTCCCCGATCCCTTCTGCCCCCTCGGCAGCATGTTCGTCGTCAACAGCCGCTACACCGGCCTGTATATGAGCGAATACGCCCCGATGACCTTCTCGGGCTTCGAAAGCCAGATCGCAGTCGGCCAGATCTCCGACATCGGCGTTTTGATCTCGTGCGCCGATCTCGTTTGCGCCAAGCCCTCTTCGGGAGCCCAGATCACGGGAATTACTGGTGCGGCCTGGCCAAATGTTCCTGGCTCATACCCTAGCGTGCTGTAATACAAATGTAATACGGCATGATGCCGAACGTCCCTTAATTGGAGTGAACTAAAATGGGTCTTTTCTCTGGCTCCGGCCTCACTCCCTCCCTTAAGGGCGTGGTTTCCAATGTTGTCGCGCTGAAGGCGGGACAGGTCGAGATCATTTCACCTGCCGGGTGGTATGGGATTCGCTGCGGTCTCTATTCGACCATTCAGCAATATGATCCGATTACCATGATCTGGCGCAACATCGGCGGCGGCGTCATCGCGGGCGGCATGGAGTACATCTACTCCGATGGCGTCAACTATCGCCTCGCCAATCAGAACGGCTGCGTCGTCGGCGCGGCGATCACCAATGTCGGCTCCGGTTATCTGACGGCTCCGGCCGTCACGGCCTCGGCCGGCGGCTCGCTCTGGCGCGCGGTTATCGGCGGAGCGGTCAATCAGACCGTTACCGTGACCAACGGCGGTGTCAACTACACCTACCCGCCGATTGTCGCGATTGCCGCCCCGCCGGCTGGCGGCGTTCAGGCCACCGGTTACTGCACCCTGACCACAGGCGTCGTGACTTCCGTCACGATCATCGATCAGGGCGCTGGTTACGCCTCCGCCCCGGTCATCACTTTTTTCAACGACCCGCGTGAAGGTCTCAACGGAACGACTGTCGGCTACAACGCCGCCGCCATCGCTACTCTGACCGGCGCGGGTACGATTACCGCACTGCTTTGCATCGATCACGGCAATCCGATCGCCTCCACGGCCGGTTCGGCGACTGCCCTCCCGACGCTGACGATCTCTCCGGCGCTTGGTTCAGCGGCGGCCTCTCCGATCATGGATTGGTCGATCATCGGCATCGTGTCCTCCGGCTACAATGCCGGGGCGGGCATCACCGCCCCTGCCGCGCTGATTACCGGCGTGGAAGTGGTCAACGGAACGGTCAACGCGACCGTCCTGAACCCGACTCTCCAGCGCAACCTTGTGAAGCTGCGCCTGGCGATGCTCTACAACGTCACGACCGGCTCGGCTCTCGGCGCTTACAACTCGGCGACGACCGTCTATGACGGCGGCATCTATACCGGCACTCCTCTCGCGATCGTCGAGACGAGCCCGTCCACCACCGTTACGACGGCCCCCGTGGTCACGTTCACGATGGGCGGCTACAACGACGTGAACTACCTGACTCAAATCTGATCCAGCACCGGATTCGAGATATAAGGAGACTCCCGCGCCTGCGGATATGCGGGCGCGGGTTTTTCTTTGCGAGGCCACATGCTGTCCACATATCTTACCGACACGATGCAGCTATTGTACGATACGAATTACTCCTTCGTGTCGCGGGCCCAGGTCATTCGCTGGATCAACGAGGCCAGACGCAACGCCGCCAAGCGAACCGGCTGCATCCGCCGCTTGATTACGGGGCAATCGGCTTTTGGAGCTTCGTCACAGCCCGGATTCGCAATTCCCGGCGCAATGCAGCCTGGAATGATCCCCGATGCGTTTCCGCAGGGCAAAGTAGCGTCTGGCGGCGACTTCAACGCCGACTTCAACGCTGATTTCAGCATCGGAAAAGCGTCTGGAAACGGCGTTGCGGGCGCTGTCCTCGGCATTCTTCAGACGATTCCGGGCGTCGAACGCTACCCCTACGTCGGGTTTTTCAACCCTGTCCTGCAAGCGGAACATGCCGGCTGCGACAAGGTTATCGACGCGATTTCACTGAGCGTGAATTGGGGCGGCGTCTCCCGGCCGACTCTCGATTGGATGCCGTGGGACAATCTTCAGGCCTACTGCCGAGCTTACGCTGTACTCGTCACATCGTACCCAAGCGTCTGGTCGGTCTATAACGATGGCCCGCAAGGCGAGATATGGATGTTCCCCGTTCCAAGCCAGGCTGGAGAGATCGAGCTCGACGCCGCCGTGACGCCGACGGCTCTCCTGACCGATGCCGATTTCGATGCGATTCCCGAGGGGTTTCGCGAAGCAATCAAGTTTGGTGCAGCGGCGATGGTTTTTCTGTCGTCCCGCCGCTATGCTGACGCCCAGGTTTTCGAGAACATGTTCGCGGACGCCATGGGCGTTGCTCGCGTCGCTGTTGACGGTGGAAAATCGAGTTCTTACTACTGGCCTTTCCCGTAGGAGAAAAAGCATGATTCACGATCAGACGGCATCGGTTCTCTCCCTTGCGCGCAATGTTTTGCAGGGCGTTGACCCGTCGCAAATCGAGACGAAAGTCAGCACGGCTTCTCTCGTCTTGCTGCTCGAAACGCTGATCGCCGTTGGCACGCCGGCGCATCAATCGAGAGCTGGTGACGCCGCGGCGCGGACGGTCATGGGGCAGATGGTGGCTCTCGGGGAAAAGAAATAATGGCCGTCGATCAACAGATGTCGGCCAAGGCCCAGCAGCAGATGGGCCTTCCGGAAGGGTTCAAGGCCTACAGCCCGGGTACGTTTGGCGGGATGAACCAGGCCGACTCATCGTTGAACATCGACGACAAGGAGTTCGTCTACCTGGAGAACTTCGTGCGTCTCGGCAACGGAAATATGCGCACGCTTTGGGATGTCGGCGCCCCGATTTACACGGCTCCGACCGGTAAAACAGTTATCTATTACGTTTTCTACGCGATCGCCATGACGCAGTATTGCGCCATTTTCCTGAGCGATGGGTCGGCCGTCCAGTACAACATGGATACGACGGCGCTGACGACGATCGCCACGTCGGGATTCTACCTCGCGTCGTCGGGATTCCTGCCCTGCGGGCGCCAGTGGGGCTCGACCTATCTTCTGATCTGCAACCGCAACACGCCAAATGACTATTGGGTTTGGGACGGCGCGGCTCTCTACACCGCGGGGTCCGCGTCGCCGCAGGGTGTTAACCTGGCGTCGGTCGGCTTCAACTACACGTCCGTTCCGACCGTCACCGCCTACGGCGGCCACGGCACGGGCATGACATTCAGCGTCCAGATCAGCAGCGGCCACGTCTCCGAAGTCGTCATCACGAATCCGGGAACCGGCTATCTGCCCGGAGACGTCATCCAATTGGCGTTCTCGGGTGGCGGTTCCGACACGGGTGGCGTTCTTGTGGCTTACTTGTCGCCCGGCAGCGTCGGCGGCGTCAGTATCTCGGCTCCAGGCTCCGGATACTCAACCGTACCCTCGGTCGCGTTCAGCGGCGGCGGGGGCGTCGGAGCCGCGGGAACAGCGCAGATCTCGACGGGCGTCGTATCCATCGCCGTCACGAATGGCGGCACGGGCTACACGTCCGCGCCTGCCGTGTCGTTCACTGGCGGCGCAGGCGCGGGGGCCTCGGCGGTCGCAACTGTTTCCAGCGGCGCTGTAACGTCCATCGCCGTGACCTCGCCGGGAGCCGGATACACGTCGGCCCCGACAGTCGTCTTCGCCGGCGGTGGCGGGGTCAGCGCGGCGGCGACAGCTACTCTCTCCGGCATCGTGTCTGGCGTTTTGATAACCGCCCCGGGTACAGGGTATACGACAGCGCCGACGGTCGCGTTTAGTGGCGGCGGAGGCGTCGGAGCGATCGGCGTC